AAATAAGGGTTTAGGCCCACCGCCGCCACAACAACAACAACATGCGCCGCCCTTTAGCAATTTGTCTTTTGCAATTCTAAGCATAGCTTCAAACAATACCTTGGACTCATCTTCTCCATCAGTCTGTATTGGTCGTGGCACTGATTTGGAGGTGTCTCCACCAAATGCGGCTTCCCAAAGGGAAGCCAAATCACTGCCACCGTTATAGTTCAAACCATAAGGAGGGTCTGTCACTATCAAATCGAGGCGTTCCAATTCAGGCATGATCTCAAGCGAATTCCCATGATAAATGGTTATCCCCGCCTTTGTGTCCTCATAGTAGGGTCTGGGCAAGGTCATCCAAAGACCTCACTTTTCACCTGGGACCTCCTCTTTCGTCTCGAATATAAGTCCATGACCAAAACATAATGGACAATGATATGGTCCATTTGGTGTAGCAACCAAGGTCAGAAGACCTTCCACACTATATGGTGGATCATACACCCATTCACGACCATGACAACGGGGACATGTGTAACCAATAATCATTTCAGTGCCTCCTCGATGGGAAATGTTTCTTCGAACAGTTTCTTGCTCTTGAAGAAATCATCACCTAACGGGCTATATGCCTTGGCCCATGCTATTCTCTCACGCATCTTCTTCTGCCCCGCCTTGAAGCCTGCGCTGAAACCATGGGCATAGTACTTGGCAAGAGCCTGTTTGAATTGAGCATAAGAACTCCATTCGGCATCTTCAGAAAGATCGTGTGTAATTGCCTTCCAAATACCAGCCAAAGGATCACTCATCTCTTCCCTCCTCTGTCGGAGGGGAAGATGGTGAGGCCGTCTATCCCCAAGATAAGAAGCTTTAAAAACTTCCCATGCAATTCGTCATCGCCATAAAAGTCCTCGACGAATTCAGCCGCCTTCTTAAGCCCCGCGTTGTAGCCTTCGGCGTAAACTTTCTTCAATTCATCTTCGAGTTGTTCTAGCTTTGTGAAACACTTGGCACAATAGTTCGTCATTCCATGTGGACAACCAAATTCACTCATCTCTTCCCTCTCCCTCCGGCCTCCTCGATGGCGACGAGATAACCGCCATAATATCCATTCGAGTTGTTCCTGAACTCAAGAACAATATTTCCTTTATCCGTGGAAAATATCTGATTATAGACTGACAAGAAATCGTGTCCGCATTTCCGATTAAAATCCACTTTCTCATCGCAAACATGACCGTCCCAAGGTGTGTCATTCCCTTCGCTTATGCTCAGGATCACAGATCCGTTGATTTCGTCAGGTAGTTCTAGATGTTCAATCCATGACTCAGAGCAACAGTCTCCTTCAACGCAGAAGCGTCGAATAGTTTCGTCCTTGAAAGTAAAACGAATTTCTGATTTGTCATCGGTAAGACAAACAGATTCAAGCCGTTTGCCAATCATAGATTCAAAGTGGAGATCCCACATATTGATTTCCCCCTCCAAAGTGTTTGCCAATGGGACGGAATTGCACCGCCTTAGCTAGTTTCCACTGTCTTGGTCATGCTCCATGCCCGTGGGTGGATACTGCGCCCCGTTAACTCTAGCTGACATATATCCCTAGACGGGACCGAGCCAGGTAATTGCCGCATGTCTCTGTCCATACCGCCATTGGCAAATTCAAAACAGTTCACCCTTCCAAGGCAGACGGTACCCAGCCAGGGTTTTCCCAGACTCCGTATGAATCTTGACAGTCTCTATCTCTAGCCCCTGTCTCCTTAAATCCTGGATTCTCGCAGCCAAGCGAAAGCTCCGAATCTCTGGGTCGTTCAATGCGTCAATCGGAGTTAAAAGTCGCCCCTGTTTAAGACGGTTGAGAATAGCTTCTGTCTGGGTCATTCGGGCTTTTTCTCCTGATGTTCTGCCCATTCCTTGTGGCTAGGTGGCCGGGGAACCTTTCTTCGCTCGCCTTCTACCTGCTTTTTCATTGAGTCGAAGATGATGTCAAAGGCCTTCTTGTGAAAGTCCCAAACCTTTTTGGGATCGTCCCAGTTCACCGTGCCATCCCTCGCTCACCACGTTGCTGCTTCAAGATGGACTGAGCCAAATTGATCCGAAGCTCTATGGCGTCCACCAGAGTCTGCACTTTGTCTCGGTACTGCCTTTCACTGGTCACAGCCTCGTCACACCACGCCTTTTTCTCAGCGGCAGTGAGCACTCCACCGCAAACACCTAAATAATAGGCTGCCACAGCGCAGTCTAAGTCTCCGTTAGCTTCTGCAAGGCAGAACCCGCACCGAGAGTAGTGCGCTTCAACCAGTCGAAGATGATTGATGAGTTCAGATTCTTGGTCGGGCATGGGCTCGGACAAAAGCTTCTTTACAGCGAGGAGATATTTAAGAGTCTCGTCGTTCATCGTGCTTCCTATCAAAAAGGGAATCTAGCGCAGATTTAATGGTGATTATCCCCACAAAGTAAAATATCAAAAGCATCAAAATGATCCAGCCGGTGACCCACCAGCCAACGCTTACCGTGTGACCCACTCAATCAACGAAATTCCAGAAAAGACCATCACGTACATGAGCCCCACACCTGCAGCAGTCAGTAACCCCACCCACACAACCACGTGCATCCATTCATATAGTTTCATCCATGAGCCCACTTCCAAAGTTCATATGCATGCAGAAACGTCTCGAATAAGGGTTCGAATCTCTCGGGACTTACACGCAGAATGTCTGTCGCTGGATCAAAGAGCCGTCCAGTCTTGTCAAACCTGTATATCTCAATCTCGTCTATTTTTTCTCCTGTCAATTCCCTGCACGCGTATAGGTACGCAACCGTCTGAATACTATGCTCCGGGTAAATAGCGTTGCTCGTTTTCCAATCTCTTAAAATGACTCTCCCGTCTTCAGTCTTGATAATGGCGTCCAGTGTCCCTGCGTACTGGTACTTCTTGGAGTACACAGTGGACTCGCTCTTAATCACCTCAAACTTCTCTTTACCTACGCTTGCAAGAAACGCTTCAGCCAGAGACTTGATCCGGGGCGGGACATCTTCAATATTCCACTTCAATCCTTTCATCCAATGGTCAAAGTACATATGAGCCGTAGACCCAATAGAAGCTGCGTCTTTTAGTTTCTCTGACCCACTGTGAAAGAAGTCTTCTGGGAGATCTTTTAGGAGGGTTTCATGAACTCCGGGAGCGATGGCCTTCAGGTCGTTCAGTAACTTGAACGCTTTCTTTGTGCCGTTGGCTTCGTACCACTTAAGAAGGTGCACCCCTTTATTTATCACTTGGAGAATTGTCGTTACAGACGGCAATTTGCCAACGTGTGGAATGTCGTAGTACCCTTGGGCATCTTTCATGGCTTACCCCTCCCGCGTGTTTGTCTGTTAGAACTTGGGCTCGTCTTCTTCTAACTCGACAACGTCTCTCTGGTACAAGTCGTTCAAGTTGTGCAGCTTGTGACCTTCCAACATGGCTGGAACGAATCTGCTGGGAACCACCGGGACAACTATGTACCGCGTTTCCATTTTGGTCCCCATCCTAGACACTTTGAAATCAACAGAGTCCAGGTTCCCGTTATACGCTTGAAACAGTGCGTAGATCTGATTGAATATCATGGGCCCGCCTTCCAACACTTTCACTGGGCTCCCCTTGTCATTAAAGTCCCACACATTGATCGCAAAGCGGGTTTTCTTCGGGATGCCTCTGGAACATAAATCGCACGTTCTACCCTTACAATCAAAAGGCGGTTTCACATCCAATCCATAATGGCTTTGAAACTGTTCTGGTTCTTTGTCCAAGATGTGTATTGAACAGTCCCTCCCCGATTCAATCATCAAATATGAACCGCTCCTTCTGTTCGAACTTGCTAGTACGTTCCACCCTTTCATTTGTCCTCCCCTTTACACGTAAAATAACTGGCTGTCTTCTTCTCTGTACGGCTTGTCATCCATCTTCTTTATGTGCACACATTCCCAAGCGAACAGCGGGCCTCGAATGAACCCGCCTTTCACTGCAAGAGCCAACTTGAACTGGGCTCTTACCTCTGCGTTTCCTTTGCTGTTTGACACCACATACTCAACCCGAGTGTCGTCTGTCACGTCATTCTTGTAAGACACTTGATAAAGCATTATCGGTCCTCTTCAACACGTATCCTCTCCCAGGACGAGGAGCCTCTTCAATGAAGTCGTAAAGCGTCTTTCCACACTCACATTGTCCCCAAGACGGCGTTTCTCCTGGGTTGTACAACACAGTCTCACAGTCCAGACACATCACCCACTCAATGGAGCTGCACTCGCAGGTCATCTCTTTGTTCCCACACAAAAGGCAATGCCTCTCTGGCGGATCAAGGAAAAAGTCATTTACATCGTCTGGCTTTGTCATCACAAAGAAGCGAGTAGTAATGCAGGTTCTTCAGTTTCATTGCGGCTTCCGTAGACTTGATCTTGATGTCCCTTAAGATGCTTTCACATACTCCAGGAGCAAGACTATAAGAAACAGTAACCCCGCCAACATGAGCAGCTTCCCAAACGTAATGGTCCCCCTCTTTCCTAACCTGGTGCATATGCTCCCCCCCTTACCATTCATTTGCACTCTGTCCGTCCATTTCCAACATTCTCTCGTCCAAATAAGCCAGAAGAGAGTCTCTGTCAATCCTAACACCCCGACCGTTTGTCCATGTCACGATGAACTTCACTCCTCTTTCTTGTAATAAGGGCTTCTTTCTCCAAAATGTCACCCGGTGAACTCCAAGCAAGTTGCAGCATTGCTCAATACTTAAAAGGTCTGGCAAATCGCTTACATCCATTGGAATCTCAGGCTTCTTTCTGTGGAAACTCCAAGATCTTTTATTCTTTTCATTTCCCAATCGCGCGAGCTTAAATACTCTTTATATTTCATATTTGATATTTAACTCATCAACAGTATTAGCTTAGGTGTAAACCCTACCCTGACCGGTAGAGGGAGCCATGGGCGTAGGTAAGTACGCCAAGCTAAGTAAATCTAGGATTATTCTTGCGGCCCATGGCCTTTCTCAAGGGTGGGTTGGGCGGCAACGAGAGCCATTCTCTCGTCCTGGGTCTTACCCTGTCGGCAGTGTTCGCCAGGTGGTCAAGGCATGAGTGACAAGGTCATGCGTAGGGTGCCTATTGACCTTGGCGGGAATCTAACCCACCACGTTTTCAATGTCAGTCCACCGTTTTTTAACGCTTGCCAAGGGGCCGGAACAGCACCATTGCTTGGCAAATAGAAAACGCCCGGAAACAGGTGGTACCTGAAAACCGGGCGCATCCCACGTTTGAAGAAATCGGTATTTCGTTCATTTTGCGTTCAACATCACAAAGCCGTCTAACCAATCCTGCTTAAAGAGGTATGTCCTGGAGCGTTTGGCGTACTTGAGCATCTTGCGTTTACACCAATACGCAATGACCTTCTTGGGGTGCTTGCCACCCATTCTTAAGTATTGAACAGCTTCGTCTAAGGTGATCCAGGGGGATGGGGTCATGGTTTCCTCACATCCAAGAATCCGTAGTATCTGGGGTGAAGGTTTACTCCCATCACCCGTTCCACGGCCTTGGTGAATCCTGCTCTAGGCTCATTTTTTCCCTCGAAGAACGCGTAAACCTGCTCTGGTTTCACTTCGATTTGAAACTCTTCAGTCATCTTCCGAGCAAGCTCGCTTTTCGTCCATCCTTTGGCCTCTAGGAGCTCTTCCAAAAAACTCGAATATTTCAGACCCATACTCGGAAACTCCCTAGTTGTTTATTTTCACCACTAATATATACTGGGCACAGAAAATTAAGGGCGCAACGTTAGAACTCGGCGAGAAAACTAACGTGCGCCCGGTGAAAATAAAACCCACGCCTTGTCGAAAAGGCTTGGGTTCGAGGGGTCCTGGAAACGCCGATGTTTTTCATTGCATTGAGCTCCTATATTTCCTTAAACTGTGGCGAGGCTTGGAGGCTTCGCCAAGGAGAGACATGTAAGGCATGTCCCTCTACGTTCTTTGACTGATGCCTTCCGGGCTTCTCAGTCTCATGTGAGAACTGGGTAACCTCGTCGTAGATCATTGATGTTTTGATGATCAGGTTATCCATTGGATAACTGATGGTACCGCGCGGTTATCCATTTGTCAATGTTTGGCGTGTAAAATGTTTGTAAACAAACACGCATTGGGGAGGGACCTATGGAGAATAGGCCCGGAAGAGATCAGTTAAACATTAAGAACGTCTCGAATCACCTGATCGAGGAGTTCGACGCCCTCAGAAAGGGCAAGAATCCAGGTGATTTGAACCGGCCTCGGTGGGCACTCTTTGAGCAGATATTTACCGAGTGGAAAAAGTCACGCGCTCAACAAGAGAGTTCTCACCTTGAAGAGGAAATTATTGTCGAGCGACAGGCGACGACTCCGAAGGTGTTTGAGGCAATGAAACTTATCGGAGGCGTGAAGGGACCTTCTCGAAACTTTAGGTTTCCGAGGAGGCTCATCATGGAATTGAGGAAGGCTGGAATGGAATTCTTCGGGAAAGAGAGTGACGCCCAGGTGATATCGTACTTTGCTGCTTATGGGTTCATTCAGTGGCAAGAGATTCAGGCCCAACAACTCTTAGGTGCACGGACGGAAGTTTTGTCCGACGTTGGTGAGCATGAGATCGTCGTAGAGAATTTATCTGGGCTGCCAGGTCAGAAAGCTCGGCGTGAGAAAGTGGTACACGAATGACTTTGCCGTTAACAGAAAAGATCAACTGGAAAGGTTGTGATTCTATAAGCTGAATATTCACAAAAAACAGGGGGGCACGTGTCGTAATAAGGCTACGCAAATAACCCATACGACCGCCGCCCCCTGACTCTTTAGAGCCAAGCAGCAGCTTAGACTTCGGATTTGCGTATGCCCCACGGCGAGTGGAGGCTTGCCCCGCGCGAACGGGGCTCCGAACCAAGGTTGCATTCAGGTATGAGTCCTTCTGGAAGTTAAAACTTCTGGATTCTTATACCGCATAGGGTGGACTTTGTCAATAGACAAAGGAGGGGCCTATTATGTCCATTACAGACTATCTAATCCATGTGCTTCGGATTCCTGTCTGGGTCATGTTGGCCGTCGTTGCCCTTGCTTTTTTGGTTTTAGGAATCATTGTGGGGGTGGGGTTCAGGTAAGATATGGCACAAATCATCAAGCGAGGGAATGTGTGGTACAGCGATCTCCGAATTCAAGGGAAACGCGTCCACCGCGCCCTTTCTACAGATAAACGTATTGCTCAGATCAAACTTGCCGAGATTATAAAGGACCGGGAGGCCTCGAGACATGGCCATCCGGTCCAGAATATTTCGTGGGAGTCTTTCAGGGACAAGTTCTTGGAAGAACAGGCCACAAAAGCGCAATCAACATTCGTCATTTACAAGGGAGCCATAAGACACCTAGAAGAATTTGCTCCGATTTATACCCTCTCCCAAATCACACCTAATCTTCTAACCCAGCTCTTCGTGAAGTGGAAACAAGATAACAGGGGCCTGTACATACGGAACAGGGAAATGCGCGCGATTAAAACCATGATGCGCCAGGCTGAAGCATTGGGTTACATTGAAAAACGTGACTGGTCATACCCCAAATTCGATAAAGAACCAACCGGGAGACTTCTATGGTATACACCAGAAGAACTCCAGAAGCTCAAGAAAGTCTGTAAGGGAGTCTGGAAGACACTCCTGTATTTATGTTCTAGGGCAGGACTGCGCCGCTCTGAGGCATATTGGTTAGAATGGACTGACGTTGATTTCGAACGGGGGAAGATTCACGTAGCCCCTAAAGATGGGTGGTCTCCAAAAGACCACGAAAGGAGATATGTGGACATGACAGACGATCTTAGGGCCTATCTACAAGGCCTTCCAAGGCATTCACAGTGGGTTTTACAGGACAACGGGTCCAGGCCTAACCCGCATACTCTTTCTGTGTATTTTAGGACGCTTGTGCACAAAGCTGGCCTTAAAGGTCACATCCACGCTCTTAGACATTCCTTTGGTTCTCAACTGGCCTCCGCCGGGGTCAGCATTTACGTTATTAGAGATTTGATGGGACACTCGAATGTAGCAACAACCCAAATCTACGCCCACCTCTCACCTGCTTCAAAAGAAGCCGCTGTTCACAAGCTTCCAAGCATCTAAAGAGCGATCCGGCAAAAGCGGAACCAAAAGCGGAACCAGTCTCGACGGAAAAGAATTCCCACGGCGGGAGTTCACGAGGGAGCCCCCTCCTCTCCTCTAAGATCCCCTAAAACACCCCTTTTCCGTCGGTAAACCCCATAATTCTAGGTAAAGCCAAATAACACCCATTCCGCACCCACCGGAACCAAAGCGGAACCAAACTGGAACCACGTTCCTGGCCCAACTTAGAACAGTTTGGCACCCAATTTTGTCTTAACTTTTAAGAAATTGAAGATGATGGTGAGGAGCCCTGTCAGTGCCCCGGTGAGCCACATCTCAAGCTGTGCCGGGTCTATGGTAACCCCCATAGAAGCCAAAATAGGGGCAACCTTGATTGATGTGAGCCAAGATAGGGCCACTGTGACGATTGCCTTGATTCCTTTCTTTAGTGCCACTGTAAACAGCCAAACTTTGACTGGTGTCAATATTCCCATGCTAGTCTCCTTTGTCGAAGTGTCTCTTTCCCCGTCTGGCGGGAACCACCTGGTCGCCAAGGTAGGGAAAACACAGTAAAGATCAACGTCATCCCACCGAGTTCCAAATCTCCAATGTCTGCCACCCTTCAACGTGAAGGCCACGTAAAGGCCCCAGAATGCCCAGAAAGGGGCCTGTGGGAAGAAGCTGACCTGGTAGCTCCCCGGTTCCCCTATTGGCAAGGGATACCCATCCTTCTCCCTCGTCTGGTTCCCCCACAGAAAGGTCGGTTTCCCCCAGCACCATGCAGTCCAGCCCCGGGGGATGTACTTGAAGGGCCCCCACCAGTCCCAATGCCTTGTATCCCTTAAATGAGGCGGAAGACAGTCTTTTGGCATGATACACCTAAATCCTGGACCGCCTCTCGCTGTGCCATTTGCCAGACCTGTCCCTCCAAAACTTGCCAAACCGGGCGATCATCCCGTTCGTAAGGGGATTACTCTTTTTGTGCGTGTCACAAACAGAGTTGATCTTTTTGGTTATGTACTCGTCTAAGAGTGCCGGGTTTACAAGCTGGGGCTTCTCCCAGAGATAATCTATGATCTCGAACCATTGCCAGGTGATCACCTTCTCCGCCTGCTTGTACCTCTCAATCTGGATCTCCATCTGGTCAGTGATAGACTTTCTCATCAACTTGAAACAGCGACACCCTCCCTTGGGATAAGAGTCAGACCTACAGCAGAGCTCGCTTTGCCACTGATGGAAGGATTTCCCGTCATGCTCAGCCCTGAAATGTTTCATGAGCTTCTTGTCACCCAGAAACGAGACCGGATTTGGCTTGTGATACTCGTCACAGAGATCGTTGAAGAACTTCCTGTTCCTGCGTATCAGCTCTGGAGAGACAAGCCATATGTTCTCCATAACCGTGTCAATAATGTCCAAACCCATATAGTCTTCTTCTTTACTTATTCTCTTTGTCTGCTCCAGCCACTCCATTAAAGAATTGCCTTGTGCCACATTTTCTCCTTATGGTATGGCCTTAAAGAGGAAACTTAAAATACCTCCAACAACCCCCGAAAAGGCCACCCAGAAAACCCATTTGTGTATGACTTTTACCTGCTCTGAAAGCATCATAATGATCTGCTGCTTCTTCTCTAAGTCCACTGCCAAAGACGAAACTTGGTTGACTAGGTCCATGACCTTCTCTAAGGTCTTCTGTCCTGTGACGGCCACCCCATTGTCCACCCGGTCAGTCACCCTATCAATCCGCACTTTGATCTCTGACATTTGTTCGTTTATGCGACCCATGTCAGTCTTGATTTTTTCGATCTTGTCATCGGCCAGCCGGAATAGGAGAAACTCTTTTGGCGACTCGTCAACCATCACTTCTTCCTCTTACAGCCGCCAAAGCGAATGGTGATCTTCAGGATGTACCCATCGAGGAGTTTAAGAAGATAGTGCAACACGGAACTTGTCCAGATTGAACAGTTTACCCGGACAGCTCTTCCTCTGGTCCGGGGTGAGCCCTGCCATGGCCTGGGCTTCTCTGTGACCTATAACTCGGCTTGGATCAATCCCGTGATCCTCCATAAGCCACTGGCAAAGACCGACTGCCTTTTCCCACATGTCTATTGGAGGAGGTGCTATATCAAAATTTCCGATGAGACAAATCCCGTAAGCTTTCTTGTTCATTTCTCCGTGGCAGTGTGCGCCAACCTGGTCTGGCATTCTGCCAAAAAGGATCTCAACGTCCGGCCCGACACGGTCCAGTAAAAAGTGGTATCCCACATCTTTCCATCCAAGCGACTTATGATAAGCCCGGATAGCAGGAACGTCTAAGGTCCCATGATCTGTAGAGAAACTATGGTGAAGAACGACATATGACTTGGAAACGTTACTCACCGGGACTCCATGCTTTCATTTCTCTCAAATGTCTCATGCTCTCATCTGCACATTCCCGACACATGTCTTTGTCTCTGTTGCGAATCTCTGTGATCATGTATGACCCAATGGGCTTGCCGGTCACCGAGTTGAAGTACCGCCCACAAAGCCTGCAAACCAAATAGTCCGAGTTCATGTCACCTCTTATTGGATTTTCGCAATTCTTAAATATACTGTTGAAGCCCCTTCTGATGTTGTCTCGTCTCCGTCGGAATCTATATAGACATAAATGGACACTGTTTGCCCCGCTGTGAGATATAAAGGGACCGACAAGGATGGGGTGGCGTTCCAACCAGTACCAGCGGAATTGTATGTTTGAACTGTTATTGTCCCGCTTACTTTTATCCACATTCCATATCTTGATTGATCTGCCACACCGTCAAAAACAACAGCTGATGAAACCATATAGACTCCGGCCACTGTTGCTGTAAAAGAGTCCGTTGTAACACTAAATTCGTTTTGTGTATCCGTCACTTCCGTGTCCCAATTTACTAGGGTCCAAGCAGCATCTGGAATGGTTTGATTGTTTGCTTGATAGACGGATACATATGATTGAGAAGACATTGAGACAATGCCAGCGGTATTGATGGTTAATACATCGCCAACGCCATTAAAAGTATTACTATTCACTTTGCAAACTATTGATTTACCTTCTCCACTTTGAAGGACTAAAGCAGACTGGTTATACCCAATTTGGTTACCGTTACTGTTTCTAAGGGTGATGAAATGATTATTATTTGTCCCGTCTCCTAGAACAAGAGCCTCGCCATTTCCAGTAGAATTAGCGGTGATAGGATCAACTACTGTAAGACCCCCTGACGTATTGATTTGCATCAAAAGATCTCCATTGCTGTTTTTCCAATTCAGATCTCTGGAGGTTTGAATGACTGAAAGCGCAGTGCCGGTATTCCTAAAATAAAGGACCGGGCTATATGTGTTGGAACCATTCGCATCAATCGTGAGAGTCACATTTCCGAGGGTACCTCCTCTGTTGACGGTCAATTTCCCGTTGGCTGTAGTAGTTCCAATGCAAACACTCCCGTCACCAAAAACAGAAAAAATATTTCCAGTTGTATCGTCTTGCGAAGATACAGAGACAATGAAATCCGACGGAGCATGGTTGGACACAATGTCCAGCATTGCATCTGGGGTTGTATCGTTTATTCCGATGTGACCATCCACACTCAAATTGTTGTCAATGTCCAGGTTCCCAGAGATCCGCTTCAAGCTGAAGATGTTTTGCTCTAAACGAGAAAAGTTCCTGTTGATGGCTGAGGTGTCGTTCTTGTTGTACCTGTCTGTAATCACTTGCATCTGACCAGCCCAGACAGCGAGAGGAACCAGGAGGGCTAGAAGAAGAAAGGTGCGTTTCATTGGCGTTGCCTTTTTTTGTTGAGATAGTATTGGTATCCCATAGTTCCACCGGCAGTCATGGCAGGAGGAAGAGAAGCAACTGGCCACGCCAACTTGGTAAGATTTGCACCTATTCCCGCTCCCCGATTCCGTAGGCCTTGTAGAATTCCCAATGTCGTGAGAGCCCTACCTACGTTCCCAGACGCCAACTGGGCAGACCCAATGATGATAGAAGGTAAGCTGAACATGTTGTTCCCCTTCTCCCCCGTGAGTTTTTGCATGATTCCAGTCTTAGCATGCCTGGCAAGACCATAGTTTTTCTTTGCCTGGAGATATCTTGAAGCCATCTCTTCTCCTTCGGGGCCAAATCTTGACGCATTTCTCTCAACTTCCCCAGAAACTATAACGTCCATCCGGTCATATGCTTTCCTGTAAACTTTCGTGGCGGGGTCTTTGGAATCACCACGAAAGCCTGTGTTTCCCCATCTCTTTTGAAGTTGTTGGGCTTGGGCAATAGAAAGCGGGCGAGTTCCATCTTTTGTGAGCCTATTTATGTCGTCAGTAATAGACTTCATGGCGGCTTCTTCTTCCGCAAAGACAGGTTTGATTTCTGAAGCAAGTGCATGGTCCAATTTCTTTCCTTCCATTTGTGCCCCAAGTGCATCGGCTTGGGATATCACATCTTCCATTTTGCTCCATTCGGCGTTCAAGATATCATCAACTGCGTTCTTCGTTGATTGGATGCTGCCGGTTTTCGATATGAGACCTTCGTCTCGTAGAAACCTTGAGGACTCTTGTGCCCTCCTTACGAGGCGTTCTGTCTCTGCTGTGTTGCCAAGTTTGTGCATCGTAGATTTATTGAATCCTGCATGGCGCATCGCTAGATTCTCTCCAGCCAGGTCAACCTTCTTCCCACCCAATGGAATCATCCCAGACAATGTTCCAAGGGCCGCCTGCTGAATGAGATTACTGACCTGGTCACCCATTTTCTTGTCCAAGCCTGGAATTGGAATCCTTGGCAGTTCTTTGTTTACAAAGGGAATCGGGACAGGCACTTTAGGAGCCACCTCTGCTCCGAGGTAATGTCTTCCAATTTGCCTGGCAGATTCTCCCGCCGCAGCTCCCAACCCTGCCAACCCGCCAGCCCCTGCAAGCCCTATTCCCCCAGTGGAAGCTGCACCAATAACAGGGAAAGCTACTGTTCCTACTGCGGGGGCAGCTTCGAGAACATCCAACGCCGCCTGTTTTGGGTTTTGAACGATTCTTTTAATATCTTCACTTGCTGCTTTTGCCCTGAATGGGAGCGTCATCTTGAGCGCATTCCTCGCTCCCAGTCCTACTCCTTGCTTTATTTGTTGCCATAGACTGGGCTTTTCTTCTGGTTGGGAAACAATTCCAAGTTCTTCATTGGTCGGAGGTGAATCCATCCACGAGAGCTCCTGTTTTGTCGGAGGAGAATCGTTCCAAGCCATCTTATTTTCCTCCTCGCCTGAGTTTGATTTGGTTGGCTTGTTCGGGACTTATTCCATATTTTGTGGCGTATTCAATGACATCTGAAGAAAATTGCACCGGCATTGGGTTTCCACCTGGGGTTGGCTGGGCGGGTTTGCCAGTAAGTGCTCCATAGGTACTTTCTGCCGCCTTTAGTTTCTCTGAGATCATGAGTTGCACATTGGTCATAGCAATATCTCTTTCCACCTGGGACATATTAGGCAGAGCACCGTAAACCTGATTGAGGTACATTCGTTCGCTGTCTGAAAGTTGCCCTCCGAACGTTGACTTGAGAACCTGTGCAACCTGCGCCTGCATTGTGTTCACCACATCTGCCGTATTTTTGAAGGTTGGATCGTCCTTCCCTTTATTGAGCAGCGATTTCACTTTGAATGTGGCCCCACCGATAGCACCTCCATAGGAATTCTTGTTCAGTTCCTGGACTCTCGAAATCTCAGACAAGACTCCTTCAACCATGGGACGAACCTTTGAAAGATCTATTTGTGCCTTGACCTCTGCCTTGGCTTTCTCTCTTTGTTTTGTTGCCTCGTATGGAGATAGAGGAGCTGGCTTAGCGGCCTTGAGTTGCGGAACCGGGGCCACAGGTGCCTGTTCAACAGGTGGCTCCACCATTTGTCTTGGAAGTGAGTTGTAGCGTTGAATGCCAATGGATTTCAGGACATCCAACGGAGTGGGCTGAGCGGCCAAGGGAAGCTGTGTTTCTGGCATTGCCCCAGCCAAAAGTGCCTGTTCCTGTGGTGTAGGGGTCGTTCCCGGAAGCTCATTGACAGTTGTTGGAAGCGGTGCCCCAGTCCCATACTGGGCCACACCAGACCTTTGATCCTCAGCCAACTGCTGGTCGAGTTGCCTGTTCCGAATCTCCAACTGCTTCAATGCTATCTCGTTCTGTTTCTTCTTCAGGTTGTACTCCATCAACAGCTCAGGAAGATTTGCTATTGATTTCCCCAGCGTCTCATTCAACGCTGCATACTTAGACGCTGGTGGACCGAAATTAGGTGGTTGAAATTGTAACGCCATATGAGTGGTCTCCTTTTAGCCCCGTTTCATCAATGCTGTCGTGGCTGCTGAAGCAATATTTCCCGCAATGCCATATAACCCAGCTTTGTCTTGGGCTTTCATCTGTTGCCGCAAATAGTTGTTGTAATCGCTCTGCTGCCTGTAATAGTCCTCAATCTGCTGGGCTCGGCTGAGTGTCCGTTCTGCCTGTTGGTATGGGTACATAGCTTGATAGTTTGTTAGGGCAGATTTAGCTTGATAATCTGGCGCACTGTCTCTCAAGTATTGGTCGTAAGCTTTGCCTTGCGTCCCAAGATAGTCTTCCCTGTTATACCCAAGCCCGCGCACAGCATCTTCGTACTGAAGCCCTGACATGTAGCTCTCACGGTTTTTGGACAGATCTGCTCTGGCGTTGGCTATGGCAGAATCTAACCCAGAAGAGTTTATACGCCCGCTTCTCATGTACTCGGCAATGATTTGAGGAGTGGACCTCTTGAACGCTTCTTCCTCGGTTGCCAGCATCTGGGTCTGAAGTGCGTTTCTGGCAGCCTCGGCTTCTGTCGTGTACTTTTGCTGTTGGATGGTGTTTTGTTGTTCCAGGTACTCAGGGCTCTGCTTGAGCAGGTTTCCCATCTCGTAGTTGGACATACCCCCAGCGATCTGGTCTGAGAAATAGTCCAGCTCGTCCTGGGTGGGGTCTCTGCCAATAATGCTCTTGAACGTGGCCGCAGCGTTGGTCTGATACCCTACCGTTTTGTCTGAAACAATCTTCTCACCTGTGAACGGGTCTTTTGTGGGGTCGCTCTGGGACTTGAGGGAAGCATTCCCAAGCTGAGTGACGATATGGTCGACGGCTGTCTCACTTATCCCATTTGAAAACCCGCCGCCATTGGCTTTCTTTGCAACCTCGAAAGCCTGTTGAGGTGTAAGGGTTAGACCATAGTCAGTAGCGTATGTCTGCGCCTGGGAAATGAGCCCTTGGATTGCACCCATAACTTCCCGGCCACGTTCGTTGTAATTCTTTGACCCTGCTGACCCATATACAAATTCCCAATCCTTTGCTGTTGGAGGCTCACCAAACGTAGCCTGCCATTCCTGCTCGAAAAGAGCTTTTTGTCCTTCTGGATCGTTATGTGCTCCTGAACCGCTTGCTCCCATCTTAGTTCTCCTTTTAAGGTATCACGCGCCAGGGTTTCGGCTCGTAAGAATAGCTGAGGCCATACACTTCCCATGGGGCATCGCCTTCCTGGTTTCCGACCTGAAGGGAAAGAAAAGTGCCAAATGTGCCAGAGGGAAGGTAGTAATTGATTCGGTGGACGCTGTTTCCGTCCGCGTCCGTGAGGGTGAAATTGTTGCTGACTGAAGATGAGGTGTTGACCGTGTGAGTGATATCTAGGTTGGAACCTGTCTGTGACTTGGCCAGGATACTCACAGAGTCATACATTTTCTCTTGGTAAGGCGCGGCTGAAAGGAAGTCTTTGCTCTTCCAGTACGATGTTATGGCTGACCCAGCATCTGTGTTCCCTGACGGGAATTGGTTGACTGTCCCAATGCTGGCTGTGCTAAAGTAAACCGTTCCGTCTACGTTTACGGGTGCATTGAAAGGAACGTCGTATTTAAGCCAGGTGTCGAACCGGGGATCATAAATATAGGAAGTATTGTTTGATGCGCTCCCATCTTCTGCGACAGCCCAGACAATGCGGTGGTTTTTATCGACAACACCCCAGGTGACAACACTGCCCCCTTCATTCCAACGCACGTCAACAGCGTTTACCGCAGGCGTCTCTGTGGAAACAGAGCGAGTGAAAGTGACGCCAACAGTTACATAAGCTGCCGTGGCAATAGTGGGGACACTGCCACTAGTTATGGTCTGGGAAGAAGTATATGTGCCAGTGTTGGACAGAGTAATACTTGTGTCGGTGTCACCATAGATAGCATATGCTATGGAATCCCCTGTCCCTGAAAGTGTCTGATTTGCTTCAAAAATGCCCCAAGATGAAACATTTGATCCTGTTGCATGAGACTCAGATTGATAAACAGAAGATGAATCAGCCACAAGGAAATACATGTCGTATTGCGGAGTTAAGGTTTGAGATCCAGCCAAAGCTGATGCAGACAAACCGCGCGAATACACATCTGAATTTTGATAGGACCAAGCCCAGGCATATGTACAAAGTGCTCCACAACTTTGGCTCGCCATTGTGCTTACAACAATCCAATATGTCGTATTTGCTGAAAGAGACACCGCGGGAGAAAATGTCACATTAAAATAACCTTGATTCGCCTCTAACACGTAAAATGTGGCAGTTGACAAAAATGTGCTTGACCACGCAGTTGTGCCGTTTGTGCGAATGGTCCAAGTGCTCGTCTGGGGATTAGTTGCTTCCTCCGGCCTCGATTCCGCAAGGTATAAGCGGGCGTAAGAAAGAATAAAGTCATTCTGAGGCCTAAACGATTGGCCTTTAGCACCGACCGACGTTTTAAGAAGAGAATTGCTGTATTGATTGCCTTCATAAGAATCAAATAGAGACCCCGGGGCTGAAGTCGAAGACAGATATCCTCCAAACGTTCCCGCCCCCCAATCGGCCTGCGATGTTATCGTCCACCCATTCATGCCTGGAATTGTGAAGTCATCCACAGACCCGCTTATCTTCTTTGAAATCCAAGCGATAGAGTTTCCGTCATAGCTGTAAAAGTGCCCATCTTGACCCTGCCAATAGACCAACCCCAGATCGTGAACAATGGAGTGTGACTGTACAGTCCCAATCGTGTTAGAAACATCTTCGAATGCACCGTCAAATTGGTTCGTCCCTGCCCAGTAAGCCAGTGTATTCTTAGTCCATATGAGGAGTCTTCCGAAGACGTATTTAAGAGCCTGGATGCTTTGGCCTGGCATGCCAAAGGTCTCGTAGAAAGGGTCTTCTTCATTGTTCCCGGTTGTGAAATCGGTGGGATCTGCGAGCTTAGAGAAATTGATCCTGTTTGGGTTTGCCGTGGTTCCAGAGACCACGAACCTGTCTGGAGTAAATTCTAAGATGCTTCCCTTCGGTGTACTGGGATAATAGGTAAGCGTCGTCCCGTCGTATCTCCAAATCTCGTCATGGCTTGAGTTCCCCCCATACAAGTATCCCAAGCTGTCTGCGAAGTCCCAGTAAGAGTCCAGGGTGGCTGTTGTGAGGAAGTTCGTGTAAGCCCCGGAATTCCGACTTCTACTGACAAACTTGTTGTGAGCGTGGACTATGTTGTCGTACCCAGAGGTGTCCCTAAAGAAATGGGCCCCATTGACCGGAGCTGTTGAAACAGTGAGGCTCTTAAATTCTGCGTAACCTGAGCGTTTCTTGATTCCGTAACCGTTCTCTGTAACATCCACATTCAACAGATCCTGCGCCTCTTGATCTTCAATGAGAATGGACGCGTCCCCATCATTCAATCCGCGCATGCTCCCACCAATAGAAAACTGGGCAGCAAAGAGGTTACCAGCCAATCCAAAAGCAGCGAAGAAACCAAGTAGAGTTTTCATAGACCTTTGAAATACCTTCCTCCCCTCATGCGCATAGGAGTACTGGCGGCCATATGGTTAAAGGTCTCAATGCAATCAGAGACAAACTTGTCATATTCTTTCCGATACTCGGCAATCATGGCGAGGTGTTCTTGGGTGGGGTAAACGCGCAAGAGGTCCGCTGCTGCCCAATATGCTATGGCCATGTGGTAGGGGTAGAGGAGCGTGTGCCCGTCAAAGGGAACAGAACTGTCCCCAGTCAATGCCGGAGGCATCTTGATATATTCAATTCTTAGGTTGTTTGTCCCAGCGTCCCCACCTTCTGGAATGGGGTATAACCCAAGTTTCTGGTTGTTTGGGTCTATGTCGATGTAATAGTTTGTGGGTGAACCCGTGTCGTCTTGCCAGTCGTTCCCAGCCTCAATGTAGAGGTCATACTTTGATATACGCTTCAGTAAATCGTAGTTGGCAGAGACAGTGAGAATGTCAACCGTGTCTGTTGGGAGGGTGTACTCTGCTGTCCCGGAAACAATGCTGTCCGTTGTGTTGTCAGTCAGAACCCTCGTATCAGAAACAAAGTGTTCTTGTCCTTCCTCGATCTTCGCCTGGACCTTAGATGTGCTCCAGCGACGGTTGTCTGGGTCTCCTGTTAAATCTCCTATTCGTTGCTGCAGTGTCAAACGTGTGAGCGACGGCATGCGTGATCTCCTTTAATAAAATGTTCTTGTACGTCACAGCCATATCGGTTATGTTGAATTTCTGGAGCGCGTCCTGGTACGCCCTCTCTCCAATTTCAACCCGTTTCTTCTCATCTTTTATGAGCGTTTCCAGGTATTCCACCCATTGGTCTGGGGTGTCTGCCAAATACCCGTTTACCCCATGTTCTATGGTCTGTTTGAAATGTGGGAGCGGAGAACAGACAGAAGGGGTTTTGAGCGAGGCGTATTCCAACCATCTGAGATTCGATTTGCCCCGGTTGAAATTGTTGTCAACCAGAGGGGCGATACCTATATCAAACCCAAAACTTGAGACCCAGTCTGGGTACTCATTTATTGGGGTGAACTCGTGGGTCCAATGAATTCTGTCGTGATGCTTGAAGAACTCAGGGCACCCGTGAATGCATTTGAAGGTCACTTCAGGGTTTCGTTCCAGCACCTTGAAAATGGGATCTTTGACAAGTTCAAGGTCTGGGGTGTGGCTCCCTCCTCCGACCCAGCCAATAGTAACGCCCTGGCGGCCTGGGGAGGGAGACTTCTTCCGCCAGAGCGTAAAATCTATCGCATTCTCGGCAACGTGTATCCGAGGGTTCATTTCTTTGTACAAATCAGCCAGAAAGGGAGTAGATACAATGACCCCATCAGAGGCTTTCATCTGCTCGCAGAATATCTTGACGATCTCAGTCCCAGGCCCAAAAACCTGGGCTGCCGTGTTCCCAGGGGGAATGGAAAAGATGTAATCATCTATCTCCATGAGAAACGGCTTAGATTCAAACTGCCATCTGAGAGCCTGCCAGAGGTCCATGCTGTGCCGGGTGTGAAGGGCCATAAAGACCATGATGTCTGCCCATTCACAAGCCTTTTTCATCTGCTTTTCTATCTCAGGGCCATGTTCTAGGGTCAAAAGATCCGTCTCCCAGGGGTGCATCAAGTACCCGTTGTGCCCGTAGTACATGACCTTGGCTTCGACACCGATCTTCTTTAAGGCCTGGGCAGGCTGGTACACGCGCCAGAAGTTCACTCCAGAAACGTTTGTAGGTACGAAGATGACCTTTAGTTTAGGCATATGACCTTCAGTTCACGGATCTTGTCAATGTCCCGTGGTTTATCTATTTGCCTGTAGATGGCCAGGTTCTTGTCAATGAACCCAAACTCGAACCCTGCCTTGTAAGCGTCCACCTGAAATTTCCAATCGTCTATCCCATGCTTAGAGAACTCTCCGTCTGTGTACCGGACCTGGTCAAAGACCTTACGCCTGAACGCCATGGTCGAGTGCCCTATGTGCGCGAGCCCGGTCTCTTTTAGGGTGTTCCAGTTAAAGGGTCTGGAGTCGCTTCTGCCAAACACTTCTCCCAGCTCGTGCATCACAAGGAAATGGCCGCTCAGGATGCTCATTTCTGGGTTCTTTTTGAAGTAGGTGAGGGTCCATTCTGCCCTCTCTTTCACAGACAGATCGTCCGCGTCCATCATGAGGAGAACGTCTGCCTGGGCTTCTTCAATACCCCGGTTCCTGGCGTTTGACCTGCCCCCATTCTCTTCGAGAGTGACGATCTTCAGCCTCTTGTCTTCCCCTGCCTTGGTCGTGAGAATGCTGCCAGTCCAGTCTGTGGACCCGTCGTTTACAACCACCACCTCAATGTCTTTTATGGTCTGGTTGAGGCATGAGTTGATAGCCTGCGCTATGTAGGGCTGGCCGTTAAATACTGGGATGATAAAAGACGCCTTGGGCTTCATGACACCACCTCCAGCACCGGGGACCCTATTAAGGCAGACACCTTCTCTTTCAACTCGTTCCCGCTCCACAGGTCTAGGTAGTAATCCTGCGCCTCTTTGTTTACCTCGGTCTTGGCCTCTATCTCTTTGATGCGGTTTATCATGTCGTTTATGAACGGGGTGACCTCTTTATCGGTGCTCAAATACCCAGAATATGGGGCTGGGACGTTGGTGATGGGGTAACGCCCGTTAACCAGCATGAGCTTGGTTAACATCTCAAGCCGCTTTCCTTTGGTGAACTGGATGATCCCTGAATAGTCCCGGATATCGACGTTCCCAACATTCATGATATTGTCGAACTTGATCCCTGGAAGAGCCTGCATGACTGTCCCCATGGCTGTCCCATACACGTCATCTGTAAACACGAGCATCTTGAACTCCTCTGGCAGGGTCTTGTGAACGTCTCCCTCACCAACCGGGAAATTCACAAGTTCGGCCTTGATCCCAAGGTCATCCAGACGCCCCTGAGTCACCTTGTCGTCACAGAAGTGATAGTCAACACTATCGTTAAGAAACTTAACTAATGCGATAGCCGCACCAAACGGGCGGCTGGCGTAGAGTTTCTCAGCGTCTATCCCCATCCAAAAAATGGCCTTTTTTTCACATGTTTTCATCATATTGACTATGCCATAAACGTATTTCATGTCGTCTACGACGGCCTCGGCCAGGACACAGCCAACATGAATGCCGAGCTTGTAGTTCCTCACGATGTAATAGGGACCATTGAAGGTGTCCGCATCGAGGATTTTGGCCAGTCTCACTGCGTCGTATCTGAAAGCGTCAGCGTTTATCAGAACATCCTTGTCCTTATCCCCCCACCACCTCTTCCGCACCTCTTCAATGCGCGCCTGGACATCTACTCCAGGGCCTGAAATGGAGTTTTTGTCAGGCATGTCAGTAGAAAATCCGAAAGCCTGGAGCCACCGAGGTCTCACCCCGTTCTGTACGCACCTGCGCGCGTAGTCCCAGTCCTGGAGACCTTTGAGCTCCTCATTCCACTCAGGAGCCTTGTCCCTTTTGATGAAAGACATCGAAGAAATATAGTTGTATTTGGACAGCGTAAACGCGTCGAATGGCTCCCCATTGTGCCCTGGAAGTTCCGGGTTTGTGTACCTGTACCCCGTGTAAACCATGTCCACATCCGGGCTCTCAAACTCTTTTAAGACCAAGGCTGTCGTGTCTGGCTCAATGTAACAGTCTGCGTCCCAGGCGCACACAAGGTCACCTGTACACACCTTGAGCCCAGCATTCCTAGCCTTACACGCCCCACCATGCTCTATGTTAACCTTCTTAACCTTGCCCTCTTCTGCCAGTTTGTCCACATAAGACTCCACGATGGGGTCTTCTCCGTCAAACACGCACACCACCTCAACGTCTTTGTGGGACTGGTCCAACAGGGTCCCCAGGCACTTCTTCAGCTGGTCCAGCGATTTCTTGTATATTGGGACGTAGAACGAAACTTTCATTAAGCCCTCCCCTTTTCGATCATGTAGTTGCCCAACACCAGAATGTCTATCCCAACCCCATAAAAGCAGCGAATTGCCTCTTCGGGGCTGCGAATGATGGGTTCCCCCATGACATTCAGGGATGTATTGAGCAAAACGGGATGGCCTGTCTTTTCGCCGAAAGCAGTCAAAAGCTCGTGAAATTTGGGATTGTCTTTGTGCCTAACAATCTGGGGCCGGGCTGTCTTGTCTACGTGGGTGACCGCAGGAATGCTCCCATTTCTGACTTTGCAGGCAATGATCATGAATTCGTTTGCGCCGGCGTAGAAGTATTTGTCGTAAGCCTCTTCAGTGACAGAGGGACAAAAGGGCCTGAAACCCTCTCTGAACTTGACGTATTTGTTGATGATGTCCTTGTTCTCTGCCTTGAGAGGGGACATTAGGATCGAACGGTTCCCGAGAGCCCTGGGGCCCCCTTCCATCTTCCCTTGGAACCAGCCCACAATCTTGTTCTCAGCCAAAGCCTCAGCCACGCGGTGGAGACTGTAAGGCTGGTAAGAGATCTTGTTCCTTTTAAGAATTGCCTCTATTTCTTGATCTGAATATTCAGAACCGTAGTAGAGATGTGAAAGCCTCTGCGGGACGTAAGGGTTTGTCTTGTGATATTCCAGGAGAGCAGCACCTATTGAAAGGCCAGAGTCTGAAGCCAAGGGAAAGGGCCAATAGTTGTCCAGGCCGCACTCTTCCATGATACGCTGGTTCAGCTTGACATTTAGGAACACCCCCCCTGCAGTACACAGGTTCTTTTGCCCGGTGCGTTTCATCCACCGCTTTATATAGGTAAGGATCTTGTTTTCAAGGATCTTCTGGGCTGAAGCTGCCACGTTCTCCCGCCCATATTTGGCAATCATCTTCGTATACTCGTCCGCCGCCCCGAAGTGGTAGTACACCTGGCCATTGTTATGGTAGAAGCCCATCGGTTGCACCTTGTACATGTGCTCTTTCATCTCCCGTTCAGGCACCTTAGAAGCGTCTCCAAAAGGGGCCAGCCCCATGGTTTTCCCCTCGTCTTGGCAAGGTTTGGCAAACAAAGCCTCTGTAACAGACCCATAAAACCAGCCCCAGGAGTAAATGGACTCCTTCTTGTATTTCCTGACCCGGAACACACCGTCTTTGCCCCTGATGTAAACTCCGTCCGTCTTGACGTAAGCCATGGGCTTTATCTTTCCGCCAGATCCGATATACACGCACTGAGTAACATCGCTCCCAATCCCGTCAATCGTGATGATGAGGCTCTCCTTCAATCCAGAGGTGTAATACGCGCTCGCAGCATGACAATCGTGGTGCGGTATCTCGATGACAGCCTTAACGTCGTAGCCCTTCTGTTGGTATGGGACCGGCATCCCAAAAGAAGATTTGGCCTTAAATGCCACCTCAAAATGAACTCTCACAATATTGGTAAGACCGTCTGAAATGGCGATTTTGTCCACGTCTTCCATCTTGTCTCCATTGAGACAAAACTTGACGGAATCGAGCACGCCATTGACCCCCGTCTTGATCCGGTTGAACCTTTCTTCTGCTATGTATCGAACGATCTTTCCATCTTCCACGAGACACGCATTCGAATCGTGCCCAATGGAAACTCCCAGAACTTTCATTTCCCCCCCAATATCTTTTCGAACTCCTCTTTGTATTTGGAAAACACGTCAGGCAACGGGTCTTTCCTAGGCTCAAACATGAACGATCCAAAGACCCCAGACTGCGTTTGGAGGTGCACTCTGGGATGATTCTTTACCGCGTCCCAAACGTGCACATCGTCTTCCATCATGCACCCGTGAGTCACAGCCTCCACGCTTGTTGTTATAACTCGGTACATCTTCTCTTCCCGCCTCTGCAGGGGCTTACATTCGCAGAAATGCCAGATCTTGGCCCCGGAATCTTGGACCACAAACGGATAGTTCCCGAAGTCTTTGAAAAGTTTGTGGTCTGTGCCTGTAATGTCCCCGAAATACATATCCTCTTCCTGCGCCCCGTAGAACCCGTGATAATGGAGGCCAAACCTGTTACGCATGATGGTCTTCCACTTGTCTGTCCGGCCTTTGGTGATCTCAAGGTCTAGGTCTTCTCCAGCGAAAGATCTCATGTTCACGTAGTAGGCCAAGACCTTCTTGTCCAAGCCTTGGAGGTTCCCTGGGTCCACCACGATCATGTCAGGGTGCAAATACATCACATGGTCCTTGGTACAGGTCTTAAGGCACTCATCAAAGACCCTCGTATAATCTTCTTTGAAGTCCTTGAAGTCTTTGTCTCTGAACACTTTTATCTTGTTGTCTTTGTCGTAAGTGCCCTTGATGTAATCCAATAGTTCCAGAGTGCCATCAGTAGAGTTCCCGTCGAAGTAAATCACCTCGTCCGCGTAGGGCAGGACAGACATCAACCCATACCCTATGAACTGCCTCTCGTTCTTGATGACACTCCAAACGCTAAGAGACATTTACCAACCCGCTGGCGCGGTGCCTCCAGCATTGATTTGTCCCCAATCACCGCAGTTTGCAGTCGCAGTCGAAATGATGACAGCCTTGTTCGTCGAGTCGTACCACACCTCCCCCACCGCGGTCGGGGTTGACAGTTTGAGGTTTGCTTCTGTTTTGGAAGGCAGAATGAACGGACCGTTTAGTGTGAACGTCACACCGTCGTCCAATGTCAGGGCAGTTGGAGTCATGGTTGAGATGGCAGTCCCGGAACCCATCAGAAACTGATTTGTAACGGTTGCACTCGTGACAGACAGTGCACCGCTCACGGAAACAGTGCCAGCAGTTCCGTTCGAGATCGTTTGCCCGTTTTCGAGGACAATGTCTGCGTCAGATATATTGGCTCCGCTCAAGTTCAGGCCATATTTATATCCGCCACTTGCAGCGTTGCTGATATAGATTCCATTCGTGACAGCAACGGTTGGGTGTTCATTGTAGATCCACAGTCCGTGGAAATTGTTGACATTGGCAGTTGATATATTGGTGAAATATGGAGCCATCCAAATGCGAGCTCCCACGAATGCTGTCCCAGACTCGGCAGCAATGGCATCTCCCCCACTGTACGAAGCACGCGCGGAGAATTCGCCGCCCACACCAGTCCGCATGGTTGCCCCGGGAGCGATGTATGTCCTCCCATACACTCCGCGCCCTGTCATGGACTCGTCTGCTCCATAACTTGCAGACACACCTTCAACCCCTTCGGAAACGAAGTTACCGTTGTCTCCGACATACCAGTTGTACCGACCTCGAACGACTCCCACCTCAGCCGCACTGGCCGGGCTCGCCGTGATAGACGAGAGAAATGAGTAATACACCGTCCCATCCGAAGCAGCGGTCCCTTCGTTGTAGGTTGCACTCAACTTGCTGGCCGTTCCGAGGGTCACGTTCCCGCTGTGAATATTGGCATCTGAGTCAGCTTTCACCCCACCAGCCATTGCGACTGCGGGACACGATAAACAAATGAGAACCAGTAACCGCCTCATCGAAGTGCATCCGATTTGATCCAGTAAATGACCCGCACATTGGTGTCCCCTCCGGCGGCAGCGTCAGCCATGCCGTAAAGAGAACCTGTATAAACACCGTCTGTGGTGAAGGTCTTAGAGGAGAGTATTGGAAGGCCCATTGTGGTCAATGACGTTGTATTGGACCCGATCCAGAGCGTGTAAGCGTTGTTGCAGAAAATGTCGACCGCTGCCGATTGGATGGCGTAAGTCGGATCAACAATCTGGGTGGCCGTGTGAGTCGTAACCGTTACGCTTGCCGTCCTAATAGAGTTCCCGGCGTTCCGGCTCTTCGCCGTAGCCCAGGGATCTGCGAATAAACTTGTTGGAAGTAAACACAGCAGTACAGCTAAGGCTTTTTTCATCTTTCTTCTCCTTTTTTAGGTCTTACTTGACAGCTTTTGCGTTTATCGAAATTGGCAAATTGAACATGCTATCTCTGATTCTTGACGCGTCTTTGAGTGCGTAAGGGAGAAGCGTGACCCGCTCAACCCTTGAGAACCCAGCGTCACTCAGCCTCCCTGACAAAACGGGGTATGTGAAGCATTGGTAATGACAGTGATGTGGTGTCTCCTGGTCTCCGTGGATCAAATGGTGCATCCACGTGGTCATCGACCGACCCGTCCTGATGTACATCTCAACGATGGCATCGAAGTCGGGTACAGAGAGCCAGAGAACACCACCCTTTTTGAGAACTCGACTCCAACCTTTGAGAACCACAGGAACCTCTTTGTTCATGAAATGTTCAAGGATATGACTCGCATATATCTCCTCAACAGATTCGTCCTCGAAGTTGTACATGTCCCTGGCATTTTGCACATAGTCCACGTCTCCATGCTGAACAATGTCCAGACGTTTGAACCCTTCGATCTTCTCTCCCATGCAACCAATATGAAGTTTCACGCTGGCGGCATGTCCCTCACTTGTAGCTGCACCTGTAAGGAGAACGTCCCGTCATCCCGAGCAACCCATACAGGGACTGCAACTATCTGTTTCTTGTGTTCTCGGCACAAAGCCGAAAACCCTTCTGCGAAGGCTTCTGATGCTTTCTTTATCTTTACGTCTTCTTCCATAATCCCTCCCCCTTAGACTGTGTATTCATCTGTAGATCCAAGCCGAGCAAGCTGGTAGTGAGCGTCAATGTACAAGAGACCACACTTGGCCCCTTCCGCGTTGTAGGTATCCCCCGCATTCGCACTGTCCCGGAACAGTCGGCCTATGAGCACAGACGAAACGCCGTCCTGCGATGTTGTGGGAGAAAGTGCGGTGAACTTCGAAATGTAGTGTTTGTGTTGGGTTATGTTCGCGTCTGTCCCGGCCTCTGTGTAATTGCTCCCGTCAGAATAAACGATGGTTGAGTCCCCGTAAGTAGCTCCATGTTCCGCCCACGCATATTCCAGACCCCACCTCGGAGCGGAGGTGGTGTCAGCCACAGCACCAACCCAATGGACGTGGATGGCTATGTCGTCCTGGTTCCAGGAGTGGGGGAGCTGCATGTTGAAGAAGACTTCCTTCTCGCTCCCACCCACTGCATCGTCAAATGAATATAAATAGACCCCTCTGGAGGTCCCGCCTGCGTCGTCGTACCACTTCTCAAATGTAGGGGAATTTGATCCGGTCGTTCTTGCGGTAGGTTCGATTCTCAAGTCGTCCCACGGCTGGGCAGTTCCAACCATAGTCTGGTGCCCTGTCACGTCCCATTTCGTGTAATTGGTTGAAAACCCGCCTAAAGTGACATTCCCGTCATCATCAATCCGCATTCTCTCAACCAACGCATTCGCGGCTGTGCCAGATGCGCCAGGAAGTGCCGTCTTAAATATGATGTCTCCACCTGTGCCAGATCCGCTCCCCTGCCCGCCCGCGAGCGTGAGAGACGCCGCTGCGTTGTTTGTTCCAGACCCTCCAGTGGCATTGATCGTGACAGTGTGCGGGTTTGAACCATATACACCTTCTCCGAGGTATAGATCCGTGATATAAGAGGTGCTGCTGCCGATAACGAACTGGTTCGGGCCAAAGGCTTTGGCTCCGTAACACATCATTACTGAAGAGTTTTGGTCTGGAGGAAGGGTTCCGAGGTCGAAGGTGTTTGATGCGTCTGTGTCGTCCCCGGTATAGGTGACTGTAATGCTTCCGCTCACCCCATAATTCGCAAGAGGATTGATGGTGATTGACCCGTTTCCGTTCCTGTTTCCTGAAGCGATCTTGGTGGTTTTACCCACCTCTTTGTAAATGTCGATTGTTCTGGTGGTACCAGAGTTGGTGAGGTTCCAGTAAACAACGCCATTCGTGGATTGGTTCTTGTCGACGTACCACAAAACAGGGAGAGTAAGTTGAGCACTGGCGTCCCCATTGATTGTGATGTCAGCCTTAGAGTCTGTGTAAATTGTGGTTGTGTTATCCGAAATTGTGGTTACGAGGTAGTAATGGCCTACAATGCCTGCGACAGTGCGATAAATCTTTCTAGCTGAACACGTCTTTGGACCGGTATAAGTAGGAATACTCGTGAGAGACACCTGACAATTACTTCCTGCTGTTGCCACATACTTCTCATCACCTAATCCTGTTTCAACGGTATCAAGAACAAAACTGACTCTGTACCTGTACCCTCCCACAGACAACCCAACACCAGCAACAGCGGACGCTCCCCCAATGCCTGTCGCTGTGTAGTATTCAGCCTGTGGAGAAAGGGAGACGTTGTATGAACCTGACACCAGATAATAGAGCGCATTGTTCCCAATGGCCACATTGTAAGAGCCGGTTGTGGCATAGTAATTGGCACCATATCCCAAGGCCAAATTGTAGCTGCCAGAAGTATTTGAAAAGAGAGATAGGCTCCCGACAGCGGCGTTCCCTATGCCAATGTTGTTGTACCTGGTACTCTCTGACCCGAGTGCTAGATTGTGCGCTCCATAAAGGTTTTCTGAAAGGGTGAGGTTTCCGAAGGCGACGTTATAGCTTGAAGTCTTATTCTGAAAGAGGGGCCTGTACCCGCAGGCGATATTATATTGACCAGTCGTGTTGTACGTCATGGCGCCGGTTCCAATAGCGATATTGTTCTCGCCGCTCGTATTGCTTCCAAGGACCTGGTCCCCAATAGCGACATTGGCGTTCCCGCTGTTTGAACCGCTCAGGGTGTAACGGCCTATTGCCACGTTGTAATGGGCCGCCTGATTCGCGTAAAGAGCCTGCATTCCAATGGCCACATTGTCACTGCCACCCAAATCGGCAAACAAAGCACGATACCCTATGGCCACATTCTCGTTCCCAGAGGTCATGGAATACCCTGCCTGATACCCCGCACATGTATTCTTGTTCCCACCGTTCAAGGTGTTAAGGGTCATAAACCCAAGGCCAGTATTCTCGTCCCCAGTTTGGTTGGTTGTCATTGAATTGAAGCCGAGTGCAGTGTTGGCGTATCCGTCTGTGTTGGCGTCCATTGCACCGTTACCGATAGCCACATTCCAATAACCACTCGTATTGAGTTTCAAAACGTCTTGCCCCAAACCGAGATTGTTTATTCCTGTCATGGTGGTGTTCCCAGCACCATCTCCAAGGAAAAGGTCAGTCACATCTCGGCCAGCATTACTGAAGAGAACTCCTCGCTCGTCGACACCTGCCAATACTGCACCGCCGCTCCCTTGCCACTCCTGAAGATCCGCTGACTGAGACCCGGCTGCCTTAACCAAAAGAGGGATGCTCGCCGCTGCGTCAGCTATGAGACTCGACGCCCCAGTCACTTGCAGAGACCTGCCTGTGGTATTTACCGTCAAGACATTGGCGGAGGTAGATTGGTTGACGACAAGGGTGGTGGCCGAGTTGGCTGTGGGAGTAATCACCAAGTCACCTGTCATGGTATCCCCGGTGACGTTCACGTATCTTCCGTCTAAGGTCGTGAACGTGGTGATGTCTGTGTCAGGATGGTTGTGGAAAACAATGTTCCCATCAACCACCTTGTCAATTCTTAGAGACATTCATGCTCCTTTAAGAATAATCCAGCGTCGTCCTGTTATCGGCTTCGTTGTCAAAGTTCTTGTTCCCGTCTGCGAACAAGATCCTTGTCTGCCCAGCAACCGAGGTATCGATCCTCTTTATCTGCCACACGGAGGTGGAAGTCGCGCTCCCAGGCTCGGCCAGGCAAATGTATGTGATTGTTGAGGTAGCCTCGTCAATCAAAGTTGTTAGACCGTTTACTGTTGAGGTTCTAGTTTGTCCGACCTCTGCCATGGTTCCACTTCCTTTCCAGGCAATACCTGATCCCGTTTATGTAGCCCAACGCATAATGGAGCTCTTTTACTTTGCCTGCGTGGTCTGCGTTGAAAGCTTCTTGCGCCCTTCTTTGAATCTCCTTTTCAAGTTCAGAAGCGTGCCTGGCGGCTGCAAGATAGGCGAGGAGGTTCCTTTGTCTTACCACAAACCACTTCATGACCCAGAAGGGGTAAAGTGTCAGCCTTAAAAGGCGAAACCGCCAAGACGCCCGCTGAATGTCATTCATCAATGCATGTCAAATCTGACCTTGAACGTCCCATCTGCTGAACTCTTTGCAATGACAACACTCGATGCTATAGCCAAAGAAAGCTCTTGAATCTCTGAAAGGGTCCCAACCACGGCTTCTCTTTTGATGATGAGGTCCCCTGCCCCGTCCTTAACTGAGATGTCGTACGAGGTGGTCTCTGCTGGGGGGATCACCCGAATGCGCCGTGCTATGGCCCAAATCCCAGTAATCGACCCGGTCCCTGTACCGGACGCCACTGTAATGCTCAACGGCCTGACTTCTTCTCTGCCTGGAGTCGTCATATAGGTTGGGACTTAGGGGAGAGGGTTTTACCCCCCTCCCCCTTGAGTCCCGAATGATTTACGCCAAGTCGTGCACGAACAAAATAACGCCAGCTGAGGGGTTCAAACATGCCGCAGCGGCACTGATCTTGTAAGTGATCTGACTATAAGTCGAATATGGGTTGGAATGAGATGCACCGCTGATTTGGTACATCTGAAGTCCGCCCATAATCTCTGTCACCGTGTGAATCCCATGGTTTTTTCGTTTAAGTTATTGCCATGGACTAGACTGTATATCGCGGGTGTCTCCCGCCTCTTGTCAGTCGTTCGGGCGTTCAAGCTGCTAACGCCACGGTCTCTGCTGCTTCCAGCCTTTGACCGTTATTCGAGAATGCAATCACAGATTCCTCCGTGAAAGGGCATGTGTTTCTACCGAATGCCTGTTGTCCGAAGATGAAGACCATGTTGACCGAGTGAGCTGCCACACGGTACTTTGGCGCGAGTGTGGAACTGATCCACCGCACGCCAACGGTCTTACCAACTTCGCCCTTGTACATCGTGGTCTGGCTGTTCTGGTACACGTTCCAATTTGCCCACGTGGGATCTTTTGAGAGGTTATGCAGAGCGTACGGGTGTGCATAGCCCACAAAGTAACCATCCCCGAAAGGTCGCGCATTTTGGACGCGAAGCTTACGAACAGCTTTCCTGATCGAGTACACAGACAACTGAGCCGAGGTGGTCGGAGCGGTCTTGAGCACAGCAGAAAGCCGTGTGCAAGAAGTCCCGAAAACGCCTGGGAACTGGAACTGAATATCCCCGTTGTGAGTCCCGTTGGTTGAGCAGAATGCCGAAACAACGCTCGACATGTAGCTCGACAGGTTGCTCGTGGCCACCTGGTTCTTGTTGATGTCGCTCTTGTAAATGCCCATCTGGCAGACCCGCTCAAGAGTCTGCTTTGCAGACTGGTTGAGCGTTTCCATCGCGCCTTCACGGGCATTGAGGCTGTAGGTCCATTCAGCAACGTCTGTAACTTTGACTCCACGCCCATACTGAGCAATGGTTGCAGACACTCGGCGAGCCGAGAGAGCAACCGCTGTATTCGCTCCAGACTCAGCGAGAGCTGAAGATGCGCCTGCGAGCGCGATCCAGCCATTCCAGTACGTGATATTTCCTTCACCTTTTGGCTGAGGAGCTTTAACAGCGAACTCATAAAGAGGCGTCTCAGCGTAAAGCACCAAGAGGCTCTTTGGAATAAAATAATGGGAGAGTAAATTATCCCCCGTTGATGTGGTGGTATCCGTCATTTAAGTTCTACGGCACTATTCGTTTCAGCGCATCTCTGTGAACTTAGCGATCACCAATCTGTCCTTTTGTCTCTGTATATCAGCGGCGCGAGCCCAATCTTTTGTTGCCAGGGCTTCCATCATGTCGCTGTTCAATTTTTGCAGTTGCGCTTGAGCGGACACACTTGGTTGACTCGTTACGGGAGGCACAGCTCGCCCAGCCCCTAAAATCGGGGTGGGTTTTGGGGCTTGTGCCACTTGCCCTTGCTGGGCCTGATATTCCGGCTTTCCGTCAATGAAGTGATAGGCGTCTCCATATGGGTCATGGCTCTGCCAAAGATACGGGCGTTCCTTGAACACGCTGTCAAACTTGCCCATGCCTTCGTCAGACAAAACCCACTCGTTTCCAGGTTTGGAAGCCAACTCGTCCAAACGCTTGTATATGCGCTCGTCCCGTTGAACTGCCTGTTCCTGTTGACGTTCCTGAACCAATGGATCAAGGGCAGACTTAACGATTGCTGTAGTCGCCTTGAGCCACGTGCCCACAAAGTCTTGCTCCATGTCTTTCTGGAGCTTGTCCCGGAATTCAGGACTGAAGTCTTCAGGTCTTAACCCAGCCTTGTAAAGGTCCACCTTCGGAACAACTTTTTCCTCGGATTTGACCTCTTGCGAGAGTTGGGTGTATTTCTTCTGAAGGTCTTTATACTTTGCGAGCTGCTCTTCTTTGCTTAGGATAGCCTTCTCGATGTGCTGGGTGGCTTTTTGGAGTTTAGCCTCATCCACCGTCCCGTCCGGCAGTCTCATGTGAGGCGGAACCTCGGCCTTTTTCCCTTCCGGTGCCTTTGCCTCCGGTTCAGGAGTGGCTGGTTCCGTCTTCTCTTGCGCTTCTGTGGCAGTCACAGCTTCCGGCTCTTTAGGCTTTGGCCTGTCAGGGAATGCCAGCTCGGGCTGCTCTGTCTCAAACTTTTTGATTTGAGCTTGGAGCTCTGCTACCGGGTCTTGGATTGTTTCCTGCACAGGCACTTCGGCCACTGTGGTGTTGCCTTCAATGTCAGGCATTTCTGTTACCAACTAAGGACCGTTTTTCTTCCTCCCCTAAGAAGATTCCAGTCCTTGCTTTCTTAACTCTTCGAAGTCGTCCTCAATCTCACGAATCGCATTTCGGTATCCTGAAATGTACGCCAGGTTCTTATACGAGCCGTTAGTGAGAATCAACTTGTCTATCCGTTCTCTTGCCGATTCCTTCTTCTCTTCTAGTCGCTTCCTAAAAAAAGGCATGTACCCTTGAGCGAAATTGTTAAACGCTTCTATCTCAATCCGCTCATCTTCTGTCACAGCGGTGCCATCGATCCGTTCCCGCCAGGTATAGCTGGAGCCGGTTTAGGCGTCCCTTGAGGTGCCGCCCGGCCTGGCATCTTTGATATAGACGGCATCCCTATCCCTTGGGACATAGGCGTGGGGATAGGCTTGTTCAGGTCTCCTACAATCTCGTAAACCTCTTCTGCGGTGAGCCCTTGTAAACTCCCGAGCCGTTTGGCTAGGTTTACGGGGTTCCATTGAGGGAGCGTAGTTGCCAAAAACTGACCGTAAGACATGAGGCTCTGCGCCTTCTGGAACTTTGTCTCTTCACTGAACACGTCATGGAATATGAAGTCATAGTCCATCTCGAGCTCGTGAGGGGCGACAGGCTTATATGACTGCCACTTCTGTATGACCTCAAACTCGCCTGTGTCCATGTTCATGGTTTCTAAGGGCATGACCCCAAGGATGCGCCTAAGCATCTCTTCGTCTGTGTACTGGTACATTAACTCAAAGCATTTCCTGGCAGACCCAACCAACCCAGTTTTGCCCATGATGTAGGCGTAAGCAATGAACCTGTCCGCAGCAGATTTCTGGAGTAATTCCATCCCGCCGAGAGTTTGGTTGGCGTCTCTAACCTGCCCGGCAGACCCGGTTGTGACCCTGTTTGCACCTGTGACTTCTTGGATTTGACGCTCTAGTTCGAATGTCTCGCGGTAGGCTGACTGCGTTATATCTTGCATTTCAACTGGGTAAATGGCTTTTCTGGCGTCGTCTACGTCAGACCCTTTGATCCGCACAATGGCCCCTGGCATGGACCGGACTTCCTTGGTGTCCACCAGCTTCTTCTCAAGAACCACAAACATCTTGTTTATAACGAGGTTTACGTTATCTACCCTTAAATTTCTGATTTCATTTATCTCTTCTTGCAGACCTTCAATCAGCTGGGCTACCCCGGTCCCGTAAGTCTGCCCGGTCCTGATATAGTCCATTTGAACGAATGGGGGTTCCATACACTGGTAAGGATTCTCTTCACTGGCAAGAAAGAACTTGTTCGAGGCCACCATGATCTTCCCAGGCACAATGTCATTGGCTTTCTTCGAATCGTCGCTAAGCTCAAGCTCAATCCATTTCCTGGGTATAGGACCCCAATACTCCCAAACAGTGTGCTGTTTATCGTATTTGGGTCGGTTTAGCTTGGGATCTTCGATCTCTTCTTCCCCTTTGATGTACTCCAGATCCTGCTCGAAATCGTCTGCTTCCTCTATATAGAGCAAGTCTGCCACAGACCCCTTATCGAAATACCCCTGATCTGAGAGGCTCTTCAGTTCGTGATACGCGATCTTCTGCCTATGCAAAACGCGCTGTAAATCCGTGCTGTTTGGTTCCAGGAATATGTCCCGGATGTGCACTTTCTCGCATTTGGGGCCTTTTCTGACCACCACATCTTGAACCTCTTGTTTGTACCCTTTAACCGATCCGGGCTTCTGTGGCTGTCCTTTTAAGACAGATAATGCGCTTTCCATGTACCCAGCTTTGACAGGTACGTTGATCCGTCTCTTGTCTATCTTGGTTTCCCAGTACCACTTCAAAAACCCTGACCCGAAAATGAGGGCTTCTCTTACAGCGTCATTGAACTGGACCGTGAACCCAGACCTGTCTATCCCATACGCCAAAAGAGCGGTGTTCAGCTCCGCCTGGAGCCTGTCACCCATCTCCCGGGGCTTTAGACCCATAGGAACCTCTTTACCTAAAAGAACCTTCTGTAACGCCGCGCAGATCACCTCGACATTTGTGCAAGTAACCGGGATGAACATCTTTGCCTGCCAGTCCTCTTTTAAGGCTGTTATGTCCGGGTCGTAAATGTTCCTGTAGTTTCCTTCCCAAAGGTCCCACTTGTCGTGGTAGCTGTTCTGTCTCCACTCCCATGCAGTCCTATAAAAATTGCTGACGAAATCTGTTGCTTCAGCCTTGTGTATGTCTTTCCAGTTCGGCATGTGACATATCTCCTGTGCGTTACTTAAATTTGCCTATGACAACCGTTTCCCAAGAGGTCTTCCTCTTCTTCGAATCGGCAGACGGGAACATCTTCTTTGCGCCTCTTGAGGTGATAGACTTGGAACCTCTCCCAGCCGGGTCAAGACTTCCCCTGACGTTGAACGGTTCCTCAACGAAAATGAAACTCTTAGAAAAGCTCATTTGCCTGCCCCCTTTATTTCTTAGGTCGTTTACCCTTTTTCTTGCACGGCACAGCGGGCCTCCCTATAAATGTGATTTGCCTTCTCTGTACTCGGTCACCATGTCAGCAACCGTCTCTTCCAAAGGTCTCTCTGGCACCCAGTGGACCAGGCTCTTAAGTCTGGTGTTGTCCACAGCTCGCCTTGCGTGCCCGTCTGGGTACTTGGTGTCAAACCCGATTTTCAAGTCAGGTTTGCCGCACTCGTCTACAATCATGCGGCCCAAGTCCCCCATACTGATTTCTCTGTCATGCCCAATGTTTATAGGCCTTGCATCTTGAGCGTCCGGGCACTCAGCCAACTTAACCAGGCCAAGAGCCAGGTCACGCGCATCCACAAAGCATCTCGTCTGGTTCCCAGTGCCCCACACCTTCAAAGGATCTTCTCCGTCCATGACGCGCCGGATAAGCCCTGGAATAACGTGGCTAGAGTCTCTGTCAAAATAGTCTCTCGGCCCACACGCATTTGAAAACCTGGTCACAACCACAGGAACCTTCAACTCTCTCCACAAGAACTCCCCTTGTTTCTCTAAGATTCCTTTGGCCAGGCCGTAGCCTTCGTTGGTCTCTTCCGGGTGAAGAGGCCAGCCCCAGTCTTCTTTGGTTGGAATAAGGACGTTGTGAGGGTACACGCACACTGTTGAGCACAAGACCGCCAACTGTGGCGGATACTTTTGCATGGACTCAATCAAGTTTGTGTTTATCCTTAAATTGTCTTGCAGCATGCCCAGATGATCTTTCCGGTTCATGTGAATATTCGTCACCCGGGCAGCCGTATGAAAGACAATCTTTCCTTCAATCTGGTCTAGCTGCTCTTCTGCCAGGTCAACCACCTCCACCTTCAAAGACCCTGTTTCCATGGTGTCTTGCACATTTTCCATGTGCCCACGGCTCAAGTTGTCATACACCTGAACATTGGCACCGTACCCCACCAGAAGGTCCACCAAATGGCTCCCAATAAACCCGCACCCGCCAGTAACAACCACCTCTTCACGTTTCCAGTCGATCATTGTCTCCTCACACTCTCCCCACCACATACGAATGCCTGCGCGGAGGTAACGGTCTGTGTTGATAAACTTCAGGTTCAGACATGCAGATGTACCGCACCAAATCGAAGTGGTCCTTGTACGGGCTCAGGCGTTCCGGTTGCATCTTCTCGTCTCTGCGCCATCTTTGTAGGGACCTGATAATGTTCCGGCACCTCTCCTTAACTAGAAGCTTCGGGCTGTTCGATGGGCCCAGGGGCTGCTTCTTGTCGTACCTCAGATACGCTTTTACCTTGTCTATCCCAGTCTCAATCTCTCTGTCTCCTAAGGTGTACGAGTCCTGGAAATCAAACCCCAGATCATCGTTCAACTCCATCTTCAAAGTCTTCCCCCCATAGCTCCTCTGGCTCGCTCCGTGCCGGTCCACTATGCGCCATTCCATGTGCCTGCCATATTCCACGTTTCTCATGATCTCTATATAGTCTCTGGTCGTGTACACCGTCTCCCTAGACTTAGAGAAGTCTGTCTCTGGGTACTCTGTGTCAATGACAATCTGCCCTTTTGTGTCTACCCAGTACCAGCACATAGCCCACGCTTTCCCAGGGGCCGGGTCTATGACCATGCCCCACTGCGCGTCCGGGGGAGGCTGATAATCGTTCCCCACCACATGAACCGCCTTATCAAAGCTCCCTGCCAAAATAACCGACGAGAGGTGCATGAACCGTCCCCTTGCCCTGGCTTGCACCTCGTCGTCGTCCATACTCGAGATAAGCAACTGAATCTGGTTATGGTCTAGCCTGCCTCGTACCCCATGTTCCAGGCAGTTATCTTCAATATCCGCAAATGTGATCCCATAATCCTTATTGGGGGCTTCTACCAGCTCATCTTGTATCCAAGCCGAATCCATGAGCGGGGTCATGTAAAATAGGATGATTCCCCCTTCTCTCATTCTGGACAAGGTCGCGTGGAATATCTCTTTAGGAGGCGGCTCGTCAAAGCATGCCACTCCCAATGTCGCCGATTCCCATTCTTTGGTTTCTTGCTGGTACGACATCTTGTCAATCAAGAATCCGTTGTCTGTCTTGTACTGGCTAATCCACATCTTCCCAGCCTTGATTCCTTCGTATTTCCCTCTGGGCCACCACTTCTGAATCTCGGTATCAATGCTTCCTATAAGCTCTATGTTCTTTGACTCTGTCCCAATCCGAATCCTTTTGGGATGGGGGAACTTGTCATAGATTGGCATCCCCTGGAAATACTGGTTCTGCGGCCCCCATATGATGTTCCCCAGAATGTTTGCCAGTAACGCCGTTTTCCCAACCCCGTTCCCTCCAACAAACAAAGAGATGAACTTCTTTCCTTCTCCAACCAGCCGGATGAATTCTTCTTGTTTGCCGTTCGGGTCAAAGAATTCCCCTTTCCGCTCCTCTTTCCTCTTGTCCAGAAGAGCGTATAGAGCCTTTAACTGTTCCCCTTTGTGCCGGCTCATTCCTTAATCTTTATCTCGAACCCGAACCCTTCCGTGTCTTTTACCTCCACAACCAACCCGCAAAACATCTTCTGTACCCCGTTGTCCCCGTACCACGGATCAAGCCTCACCAAGTCAAATGTCCCGCCTTCCAAGACGAGCTTCTCTCCAACTTTCCCTTCAGCCTTGAACTTCTCTACCCCGTCTCTCACCTCTTGGGGCCCCACACCCTTCTTCGACGCCTTCTTCTCAACCACCTTTTCTTCAGCTTCCTTCTCTTTTGCCACCTGTGGCCTCCTTGCCTCTTCCTTAGATTTCTTTTTCATTGATAACCCTCCGAAAGGGAATTTCTTGATTCGGTACTTCGCAGGCTTCTTCGTCCCAATAATCTGAAATCCATGGTCTTCCCCAGGCATCCAAGACATCTGTACAGGCACCCCAAACAGGCTCTCTACCTCCCCATCTACCACCCACCCAGATATCCCTCTAAGTTCCTTGTACGTCTCTCTTTCCAATATAAGCTTCTGCGGGACGTCGTCTGTCCAGCTCCTTAACGCTTCCCAAATCTCCCTCGCTTCCCACGCTTTTCTCCGCTCCCGTGTCCTCAGGTCCACTTAACGCCTCCTTCATCTCTATGACTTCCCTCACCTTCTCCTCCCCAGTGTCTAACCCCATCTCCTTGATTAGCTTGTACGCCCGCTGTGCAAGCTCCTTGGTACTTAAGTTCCCCAAATCTACCGACACACTCGTGTTCAGGCTCCTGCTCATCGGCTTTGTGCTCCCATACGCAGCCAAGATCTCCAAAGCCCTTAAGCTGTCCGCAACCTTAACCCCCTCAGCCCTTCCCATCGCTACCTCTACCAACCTGTGCCTTAAACCTGGACTGTTCAGTACCCCAGTACACCAGTCAACAAACTTCTCCGCCGCCCCAATATCTGCATCTTCCACAGAGTTTGTAATCAGCGAACTCTTGTACCTCCCCTTCCCACCCTTAATCCCTTTGTTGAACATTGGTACCCTCTCCCTTGAACCAAGTGAAGGATAGTGAACCTATTCTCGGTTATTTCATATGAATTCCCCTTGTATGGAAAAAATGGAAAGTAGCTTCACTATGGTTCACTTGCTTCACCCGAAGAGGTTAAAGGAACAAAGTGTGATTAGATGAGTGTGATTGGTCTGAGTGTGACAAGAGACTTTTTGAGAGGGAGATATGGATGGGAATAATAATAATAACTATACAGGGATTTACGTTTGACCTACCCCTGGGGGTAGTTAAATTATTTGCTTTACATCTTTTTTACTTCCGATAATAATAAATTCCGTTAAATATAATCTGATGTTTTCCGTCGGAGAGAGAAGTTATGTGTTTATCTCAGTATAACTGTCACTCAATAGGATTGATAATCAATCACATTCTTTTGAGAGGAGGGAGATTAAATCTGTTTACATGTGTAGACGGTATTCTCCCAAATTCTCTAATTCCTTGCTCGGTATTGTCTCTCTTTAAGCGTAAGCGTGTATCACTACACCTCATATCACACTGTCACACAATCACACACAATCGCATTTGATTGGGATGTAAGTTACTTGGGGTTCTATTTCAACACGCATACGCAGTTTTATTGACGATAGCGAGCAAATAAGGAGAGCGGGATATGCAGAGATGGGCGCCCGTTTACGGGCGACTGAGTCTGCAACATCCCGCAACAGTTATAGATAGAGAAGGTGCACTGGGTTTTCTATTGGTGGGATTCCGCTGCTTTTTTCTTTTGTCAAGTTTACCTATAGTTTAACGGATACGGTTTGTTGTCAACAGTTCCTCTCGAAGTGTTCAAAGAGGCTCCTACTATCAACCGTGAAGGCGTAACCTTTTCAGAGACGCGCTGATGGCTTTGCTTGGCTCAAAGATCATTTGATAGTCACCCAGTAGAGACTACCTCAAAAACTATAGGTTCGTTACCTCTTAATTATAAGGCCGTGCAACAAAGTATGTCAAGATCTATTTCTTGTCACATCAACGCATCTTAAAAATTGGCTCCTGGCCGTGGGATCGAACCACGCTTGTACCTGGTTAACAGCCAGGTCCCGTCACCTTGATGGGTAGCCAGGAATTGACAGTGGGCCGCGCCCGCCCGGTTTAGGTAGGAACCTTCCCCGGTAGCTACTTCCGAACGCAACGCGGTGGCCACTGCCAAATTAGTCATGTCTATACATCTTATAGATAAGCCAAACAACTCTGTGGCCCGAGTGACTGTGTGCAAATCTGGGGAACTTGATCATAACCTGGTCCGCCATGTAAGAAAGCACCTTATGCCTCAGATCCTTCTTCCTGTTGTCAAAGGCGTACACGCGCCGCATAGAACGCACCAGGATGCCATCCTTGCGCCTGTATCCCCATTTATGGACCATTCCAGCCTGAAATGTAGCGTCCACGTCAGTTTGATTTGTACATATGGGGCTTTACAACCTGAGGCGTGAACTCTTTGTATACCATGAGCAAATAGACCAGAAGCAGGTTTTTTAATGAGTGTACGTTGGCTCGCTCAATTAAAGACTTGGACGCAGCCATGCGCTCGTACATCTCTTCGTTTATCTGCAAGCTGTGTAATGTCATCTTTCCCCCCACATTTTTGTGCATAATCCTCCGACTGATTAGTACTGATTCGCACGGTCCTTACGCATAAAAAGGGCCCACTGTTTCTTCATTTCTTCGTCGTTGGCCGCCATAATCAAAAACATGCCGATCTCGTGATACGATTTGAACATTCCATTCGAATTGGCCTTCACAATCTTCGCTGACTTGATCACAGATTCGAGAACATTCCTTTTGTTACCCATGGTTTACCTCCCAGCTAGCAATTTACTAGACCAATGAGGGCAAAAAAAATCATGCCCCGTATTTCTGCCTGTATTGGCTCACTAACCATAACAAGAAGTTGGCCACAGAACGCTGCTCCCGCTTCGCAGATACCTCAATCTCAGCCTTCTCTTTCTCCGAAACCTTGATTGTGATCATTTTGTTCTTGACCTCTTTGTCTTCCATACTAAGAGTATAGCATGTATATAGCTATTGTCAAGACAATGATTTGTAAACAAATTGTCAAATCCATTTCTCCAATATAATGGCTATTTTCTCTCGAACCTCGTCTAATCGCCCCTTTGTGTACGCAGGCGCGTTCATTGAGTAACACTCAGCCCTGAGCTCGCTTTCTAAGATGTCATTCTCCCATTCAATGGCCTCATCTAAGACGCGCAATATCTTCCTTGAAAGGGTTACCCTGTCCTCTTTCATGGCATCTTCCTGTTGTCCAGCTGCTCCAGAAGCTTCCTCGCGGTCTCGTTGGCCCGCTCAAGTTGAATGATCAAATCAGTCAGCTTCTGCCAGTGGTTCATGCTGTGAATCGTCGCCCTCTCTTCACTAACCCTGATAATGACAGGGCCTCCACAAACCTCGCATTTGTCTATACGCTCAAATTGGGCCAAGGTATTCCTCTATCTCAGCTCGGGCTACCCACCAATCAAAATATACCCCTGTCTTGTACCCTTGAGAATGCAGGAGATTCAGCATCTCATCTTGCATGGGACTCACCCGCCCATTCTTTGACTTTATCTCTAACCAAAATCCGTGCCACTCGCCTTTGGGTATACAGAGCACGTAATCGGGCGTCCCCGCTCTTAAACCCTCCAGCTTCTTCTTGTACCCAGCCCGCATTTGACCTGGCCCCCCAACCCGACCCTCGTTCGGAATGTGGATCAAAAGACGCTGGTCTATCTTTCTCCGGTTGGCTTCAAGAGACCACCAGGTCATGAGTGCAATGGCTTCTAAGTGTTCAAGGTTTCTCATGCCAAGCCTTTATCATAAAGACAACACCTCCTGGGCGAGTCTCTTAACTGCTATCTCACACCATCTTTCTTCTAAGTCTATCCCGATTGCTTTGCGCCCGAAGATCTTGGCAGCTTCAATAGTTGGCCCACTGCCCATAAATGGGTCAAGGATTGTGTCACCTGGGTTACTGAATAGTTCTATTTGCTTTGCCATCAGCTCCACTGGCTTAACGGTTGGGTGTTGGTCAGCTCTTGGGATAATCTTTCCTATTCTCCAAACATTAGGAGTCGTGTTCCCTCCATTCCATCTGTGTGCGGGAGAGCCATTCTGAGCTATTAAGACAAACTCGTAGTTCCTCCTGAAATGTATTCCCATCCCAAGTCCACCTTTGTCCCAAACCACTGCCTGCTTGAAACCAATGATCTTGTCCATCATCAAGGTCCACTCAGCAAATAAGGGTTTAGGCCCACCGCCGCCACAACAACAACAACATGCGCCGCCCTTTAGCAATTTGTCTTTTGCAATTCTAAGCATAGCTTCAAACAATACCTTGGACTCATCTTCTCCATCAGTCTGT